TCATAGCTCAGTCCTCCAAATCCATCTTAGCGCCGCAGTTGGGGCAGTAGTTGGATTTTGTCATAATTCCTCTTGTGCCTACTGTATACTTTCCGCAAGCAGAACACTCAAGCACCGGGACAATATCATTCCATATATTTTCTTTCTGTACTTCTATCCACTTCCCATGCTTCACCTCTTCAACGTCGGCGGCGGGAACCGATTCTATTCCATCGATAATCTCTTGCCAGTCGTCAAATTTTTCACGGTCATAGCCATCTACATATTTTTTGCCATATGTTCCAAGCGGGCATAATTCTTTCTGTTTTTGTATTATTATCCTTAATGCTGAATCCCTTTCTATATAATCAGTCATGGTTTGCCTCCTTATCCTCTGCATCGAAAAGCTGGTCATAAGTTTTTATGATCATTTCTTTTGTCCTCCGTTCCCGTCTGTGACTTCAAATCTAAGCTTCATCTGTGCGGGACATAAGTCCACGCTTGGACGGCGCTTTCCGGTCCATCGAAGCCCTCCAGCCCTGCCTGCACATTTCCAGCCGGCAGCCCTCAGGCTAGCCCCGTTCTCACTTTCTAATATGTAAGTGACAAGCTTATGGTAGCCCATAGCCCTGGCAGTTCTCCAGGCCGCCGCATAAAGCATGCTGCAAGCGTTGCGTGTGCCGTCTGTGCAAAGCCGGTTAACCTCCAAGGTCCAGCTGTCGTCAAGATAACGGCTGACGGGCCTTCCTACAATGGCAACGCCCACAATTTTTTCTCCGTCGGTGCAGCCAATAGAAAATTTGTGCCCTGTGACAGGCTTATGGTGTCGGTGATGCTGCTCTACAAAAGCATTGGCCTCCTTTAAGCTTATCGGACATATCTCAAGCAACTAAATCACTCCTTATTTCCCGCCTGTTTGCGGCGGGGTTAATCTCTTTCAAAATCGAGCTTCATTTCATCAACGATCACCCGGTCTAAATGTTCCCAAAAGATTTCGTCTTGATCGTGTTCGGCGGAAAGCCTGCTGATTCCATTGATTACCGCTAGGCATCTCTTCGAACCAAAGCCGAAGTTACGGTTCAGCACATAGCACATCAATTTAAAGTACTGGCGCAGAAGCCTTTCCTGATCCGCTTTTACTACCTGACGGGAATAACTTTCAGCGGCTTGTAATTGTTTTTTTGTAAGCTTGGCTGAATTAGGAATCCTGGCCTTCACTTAAATTCCTCCCGTCCAAAATCTCAATGAGCCGCCTGCAAGCAGGATATTTGCCATAAACGCTGTTCCGCCTGGGCCTGTTCTTTTGAAATTTGAAAATGCCAATATCGAATTAATACTTTATGAACGCCTTGTACATATCTGCGCTCATTTTGGGGGAAAGACGATATTTTAAGAGGAATATTTTGCGCGATTGCGTTTAATACTTTTGCCCGCGCACATGGGCTGTCTTCGGGCGGATCCTTTGGAATTTGTTCTTTTCTGCGTTTCATACTAATTGCTCCACTCGAATATAGATTCCTGTATGCCGGTTATCTTCCGCCCAAAATTTTTCGCATAATTCAGATGCTACTAAAGCGTCGTCCTTCCAAAAGCCCGCAGCCGTCATACAATCCTTCAAAAGCTTTTGCAGATTATCAGTATCCGGCTTTGTAGTGCGGTAGGAGCCTGGAACATGACGTCCAGGCGGAAAAAGCCACCGGGTAACCAGGCGAACTCCCACGGTAAACGGGCATTCCGGTTTAAATTTAAACAAGCGGTCTGTCAAATCCGTCCTGGCTTGTTTTAATTCAGGCGGTTCGTAATAAACCGGTTTTCCCTGTACCACGTGAATTCGTTTTTCTTGATGTGTTACTGTCGGAGGCCTTCGCATGGAAAGAAAAAATTCAAGTTTCATATTAATTCACCGCTTTAAAGTGTAAAATTAAGAACTTTTTGAAAAAATTTCCTTTGTCAAGGAAAGGGGAGGGAAGGAAGGACGGCGGCTCAGCTTTCAGCCGCCTTCCTTTCCCCCTTGACCGTAAGGGAAAGGAAAATTTATATATACGTAGTATATATACTTTTTCTTCCCTCGGGAAAAACTCGGTGATTATCGATTTTTTCCGTCTTTTTCCCCGGAAGGAAAATTATCGACTTTTTCCCTCTTTGGGGAAAGGGAAAATCTTCGATATTTTCCATATAGGAAAGAGGGAAAGGAAATTTTTCCCTTCGATATTTTCCCTCATTTTTTACCTACCTGACCGCCATCTACCCAAAATCCGCCGTGCTCTTTTAGGCGATTCCGCACTGTTTTTTCAGTTACCCCCAAGTATTCCGCCATGTCCTGCACAGTGACTTTATCATTAATCCCGCATGCTGAGAAAGCGGTTTCCAACGAGTGATCACGATCTTTTTTTCTGTCCTGCTGAGGCCGTTTTTTTGAAAAATTCTTTTTCCATGGAGGCGTTTCCGATTCCGGCTGAATGTCACTCAAAACGCCTGTTTCATCATTCCGGTGGATCGGATAATCAAACCATAGGTTAATTGGAGGGAACTTCGGAAACTCTCTCAGCGTCCCTTCTACGCGCCAGGCTGTACGGGCTTCCACGGCCTTTTTCGC